TCTTTACTGGGATCGGATGTGACACCATCCACGAATAAAGCATACTTATCCAAGTCAACTTTTGATCCTGCATAGTTTATATGAGGTTGTTGGTTATTGTGTGTGTTGTAATCTCCAGACATAATTAAATTTTTTGTGAATTACTTTGAGGTAGTTCCTCCATCTCAAGTTCAAATGGAAGTCTCTCTTCTGCTTTAGGTAATCCTCTTTGACCTGGTAACTCACCGTCATGTTCTGCAGTAACATCAACAATATATGGTGGTAATGGTTTCGGAGCATCTATCCTTCTGTAAGTGAACTTTTCATTCTGATACTTTTCATGTAGTTCTACAGTTCTGATAGCATATTCTTCATGACTGCAATCACAATACTGCTTACCCTTATCATCAAATACTCTGTAAAAAGGATACATATGATTAGAAATACGACCTACATGTGGATTAGACATAATTTACTTTGTAATATAAAGAATAATAAGACCAGGAATTATGATAAAAAACTGCGGAAGAAAATTCAAAATGATAGCACGTTCCCCTGATTTAAAACCAACATAAACCCATCCAGCAGCACCAATCATTTGTAATATACTATTCCAAGGAGTCCATCCCATTACATGAAAAACCATCGCAATAAGAATTATCGTCGCACTTGACCATTTAACTCTTTGAACTATCAAAATTTAAATTCAGCAAATGACTTTTTAGGAACTTTATCCTCTTTATTATACTCCTCTTCCTTTCTATTGTCAAGAATATCTTCTTGTGCTTTTTGCTCACAGTCATATAATCTCATCTTTGCACGATCAATTCCGATAACAAATCTTTTGAAGATAGTAGGATCATTGTATCGATTCTTAAGTTGTTTTACCATTATTTGATTTAACCCCTCAAGCTCCTCCGTACTAATAAGAGCAAACATAAGATCAGCAGTGGCAGGTAAACCAAAGGACTCGCTTGTGTCAGTAAGATCGACATCACTACTAGCAAAGCCAGAACGAGTCGTCTGAGTAGCGGAGACGATAGGTACATTAGCCTCAACTGCAAGACCACGGAGTTCTTCTGCAATCGCTTTAATATATGAGTAAGAATTGACATTTGATCCAGTTCTGTAACGTGACGATGCACATATATTTAAATAATCTACAAATATTATATCAGGTCTAAAAGATTTTTTCAACGAAAGTTCATTTAACAAAGTCTTAAAATGTCCACTGTGTGCACCTGCGGTTGGATATTCTTTAATAATTAAATGACCTTGTGTTTTCTTTGAAACAGCAGTCACTTTATTTTCAAACATTGTCTTTGGTAAATCAGTTAGATTCTGTATTGAAACATCTAAAAGGTTTGCATCAATTCGTTCAGCAATTTTTTCCTCTGCCATTTCCATTGTAATGTAGAGTACGTTCCTCCCTTGGAGCAGCACGGAGCTAGCAAAATGGCACATGAATAAAGACTTCCCGACACCCGTACCAGCAAGTGCGATATTAAGAGTCTTATTAGGTAAACCACCTTTCGTAATTTTGTTAAAATACTCCAAATCAAACGGAATTTTTTCTTCTTTCTTGTGGTAGAAATCATACCTATCTTCGTAGTTTAGTAAGTAATCGTGTCCTATATTATTATCGAAAGAAACAGCCAAAGCGTCAGACAAAATGCTAGGAATAGCATCCCTTCCTTTCTTGTCATCTTTTCCATCTGCTAACTGAATTGATTCCATGAGTGCTAAGTATATAGCACGGTCACGACACCATTTTTCAGTAGTATCAATCAACCACTGATCATCAACAACAGATTTAACAAGAGATTGATTTATCTCATGAATGTTTTTTACTTCATCATCATTTAAATCATTTCGATTATCAACCTCAATATTTAGTGCTTCGATTGAGATTGAGGAATCATACTTAACAATAAATGAAGTTACCTCCTCAAATATTACTTTTTCACTTCGATCTTCAAAATAATCGGGTTGGATAAACGGAATAACTTTACGAGCATAGTCTTCATTGTGTATTAAATTTTTAAGAATTGTTGATTCAATTCGTTCCATAAGAAAAAGTCTTCTTTGATATTTCGTCTAGTTTATTCATTATATCATCCGTAAAATATTTTTCAGGTTCTGCGTATATATTTTTTGCATATATTTTTTTACCATCCATCTCATATCTTCCAGCAGTGTTCTTCCAAAGACCACCAAGTTCTCCTAAATCAAGAAGACCATAGTAACGGTCAAGTCCTCTCTCATCATAGTAGAGTCTTATTTCTACTTGTTGATTTTCTTTGGAGAGTCTACTTTTAGCCGTCTTAGCTTTAATAATGTTTCCAACAACCTCTGTCTTATCCTTTTCCTTTTTCTTGCTGAGATAAATGATTGTAGACGCGGCATATTTGAGACCACTGCCGCCTCCCATTTCTTTAGTTGGGATATAAGATCCGATGACATCGTAAGTATGATTTGTAACTATAAGTGGAATGTTTGCTTGACCAAGTTTTAAGGTGAGCATACGAAATGCACCTTTCACAAGTTGAGATTTGGTCATGTCTCTTACTTGTTTATCGTTAAGTGCATCAGTAATTTCTTTCTCTGTGGAAAGCATACCTAAAGAATCTAATACAAACATGCAGGGTTTGCGATTCTCTTCTTCTGTCTTCAAGTATATATCAACTGCACGAAGTGCCTTACTTCGAAACTCTTCAATTGTAACAACATTTACAACAACAAGTCTCGTTTGATCAATTCCACGAGATGCAAGTAATCCCTTGGTGATTGCTGCTTCAGTATCAAAATAGAGGCAATACCCATCAGGATTAGTGTCCAAAAAGTTCTTGACAATAGCAAGGGAAAAATAAGTTTTTCCAGTAGAAGTCTCACCAGCAATGGCAGTGATCTTATTAGTAGAAACGCCACCATAAACGGAACCACTAACAAGCGCATTGAAGATATAACTTCCTGTATCAATGAATCTTTCTGTTTCATCTATGTCTGCTGCAATCTGGGTGTACTCATCACCAATCTCTTTTACTATCTCTTTTAAAAAATCCATACTATTCAATAATATCGTATTCAATGGTTACAGTTTTCGAGGATTTACCCATACTATTACCATAAGAACTATAAGTAATCTTTCCTCTTAATTGTTTTGCGATACCTTCAAGTTCATATAATAATTCTTTTTCAAGATTAGTTATAGGATCAAAATGTTTATCTATATTCATTAAATTACCATTCCATAAGTATCACGAAGTATTTTTTTATAAGGACCATCAGGATTTGCTTCTCTGACATCCTTCACTAATCTCAATTTTTTATATAGTGTTGTATCTTCAAGTAGGTATGAAACCTTAGATCTATGAGGATTTAATGCCTCAACTATGGTTGCAAGATCTTTATCATCAATAGGTAAATCCATTATGTAAAAAATAATTCAAGGTTTACAGTTTTTTCGACGTTCCATCCAATCGAATCAAGGATTGCTTTAAGTGGTTCGACGAAGCTCTTCTCAAATTGTAGATCATAATCTATGTATTTGTCAAGTCCAAGTTCTCTTGGAAAGTCTTGAATGAATGATATAACATTCTCTTGTATAATATTTGGTCTTCGAAGATATATGAATTTTAATTTCTCACCATTATTAATCAAAGAATACTTATTATCTAATTTCTTTTTCTTTACATAATGATTGAAAAGAAGTGCTCCTCTTATGTGTATTGGTGTCCCTTTTGCATAGATTGTAGATGATGCCTGATATTTACGAACATTAGATGCAGTTCTTGGAAATGCAATATCTTCTGGTGGTAGAGTTTTAAATTTTGCACGACAATCATCAATAAATTTAATTACATCTTCTTCGGTTCCATTCATCATCAACTTAAGTCCATCCTTAATCATAGTTCTACAAGGTGCAGGAGTTGATGACTTGACTGCCTCAATACCCATCATCTTAAGTTTAGGTTCTTCATATCTTACACCTTCACTATCCCACACGTTGAGAATATATCTTTTCTTTGCTGTCCAGATACCACGTTCTGCGATGTTCTCTCTTTTCATAAACATCTTCTGGTCATATGCGTTTACATAGTTGGCCAACGTTTCATAAGAACTTTCAATATACTTTTCAAATTCCACCTCACAGATCTTATTAAGGAACGAGACAATGCCTTCAGTAGTTTTCTCTCTCCCTTTGTATATGACCTCCACCAAAGGACCAAGGTTAAGGTAGATAGAATCAGTATCACTAGCAATGACATAATCGACATCCTCCGTTTTTAATATTTTGTTGATAAAGGCATTCATTTTGTTTTCAATCCATCTGATTGATACCTGTCCAGATAGAGTGATGGCCTCTGCGTTCGCAAGTTTGTAATAACGAAAGTATTGATTACCAATAGCACCATAAGCAGAGTTAAGTTGGATCTTCCGTGCCATTTGGATATTATTGCACCTTGCGATCTCCTTTTCCAACTTTTTGGTTTTTGTTTTTTCATATTGTTGTTTTGCCTCCAACATTTTCTTTTTATAAATGGTTCGATCTTTGTATATCTTCTCCATTAATTCTGGTAAGAAACCACGAACGTCTTTACGATACATCGCACCATTCGCACATACAGCATTATCCTTATACATTTCAAAGGTAATGTCTTCAGAAAGTATCTTATCGACAGTAACTGATGGATGTTTTTGATCGAGTAAAGTTTCTGGAGAAATATTATACTGCATAATCAAATGAGGATACAGACTATTCAAGTCAAAAGAAACAACCCAATCATACTTGCCTGGTATTGGTTCTTTTACATATGCACCTGCGTACTTTTCAGATTTACTT